GTTTTGAAAATTCATCGCCTTCTATTACCGATGGTGTTTCGTGGCAATATCCTGCTTCTGGTTCATCATGGACTACCTCAGGTGATGTTACAACATCTTTAAAAATTACCGGAAGTCAGGGTGGTAGCTGGATATATCAAAGTGGGTCTGCATCATATGACTTAACGCAATATGACCAAAGTTTTTATACACAACCGGGCTTAGAAGAACAAGAGTCATTTAGTTATCGTCCTACTGATATTAACATGGATGTAACAGATGCAGTTAAATTATGGATCAATGGTAGTGCAGGAACAACAATTTCAAATAATGGATTCTTGCTTAAATTTTCTGATGCCGATGAAGCGTCTGGCGACACTACTGGGTATGTAAGATTCTTTTCTAGAGAAACACATACTATATATGTTCCAAGGCTAACCATGTATTGGGATCAGTCAGCGTATTCTAGCACGTTAGACGCACTTGATTTAGAATCGAATATCATTTACCCAAAAATTAATAAATCGTATAAAGACACGGAAATAGCTCGTATACGCTTTTATGGACGAGACAAATATCCACAAAAATCAGCTACAAATTTATTTCCATTACAGACAGTTAAGCGCTTGCCAGAGACTACATATTATTCAGTTGTCGATGCTGCTACAGATGAAACAATAATTCCATTTGACGATATTTATACTAAAGTGAGTTGTGATGACACCAGCAACTTCATTTATTTAGATATGAATGGGTTGATGCCAGAGCGTTATTATCGCATAGCATTAAAAATTGTTGATGGTTTCACAGAACAGTATATTGATAATGAATATTATTTTAAAGTAGTTAGATAATGGCAGAACAACAATCAGAATATTTTGCACCAGAATTTTTCAGTGATTCTATTTCATCAGAAGCATCTGCATTTGTTGATGAGAATGCAATTCGAGACATGCGCAGTCAAACTAGAGCTGAAATATTACAGCCAAGTACATACGAACAATCCTTTCAAATAGCAAGCAGGCAAGAACAAATCATTTATGATCAAAAAGGATTAGACTATGCATCTAATTTACCATTCATAAATAAAAGAGATGCAGCAGGTAATTTGATTATTAATGGTACTGTACAGCAAGTTACTGATGAAGACGCTGCACAATACAATGAAACGGTAATCGTTGAAGCTAATGATAGATTATATACGAATAGTTCTGTTAATAGAGTTATTGACACGCAGTTTAAATACTTTAAATTTCCTCCAACTATTATTTCAAGGCAAACGGATATTGGCGAGATTGATATAGAATTGCCAGAAAATGAATTGGATGTATTTAGCGCAAGATATACACCAGATTTTGTAACACAATGGTTTGTATTTGCTCCTAGTTATCCTGTTGCTGGAAAAGCTCATGGATTCCAAAAATTGGAGTTTAATAATGTACTACGAGGTCCGCAACAGATTGAGCCTGGTACTTATACAATTACACCTGAACTAATTGAATCTGGTAAAAATCTTCGAATGCGTTATAAAGTAGATGTACATTTTGCAAATCCTGATGTAGAAGGCAATCCAGCTGATGAAATTAATGATATAAATGCAGTAATTGATGTAATTAATTCTTCTATAAGAGTTTTCCGCGAGCTTCAGGCAAAATCCAACCCTCGATCTAGAGGATATTATGTATATCAAAACAAAATAAAAGCCCTTGCGGAAAAACGTAGAGAATTAGAAAGCGATAAAAAATCTATAGGCCGGGAAGTAGGATTTAGAGCTAGATTGCAGAGAAAATCTGCAGATTATCAACCAGCACTCGAAGGTAATACAGCAGCTGGGGTATCAAATTACGTTAAAGTAATTTCAAATGGATATGACTCATTGTCGGGAGAATATGTGTTAGAAAATCGAAATATGCGAGCTTGGGATAAGTGGTATATTGAAGGCGAATGTGGAACTAATACTGTCACTGTAAATGGAAAATTCAACGGCGGATTATATTTTGCAGATCAGTGTTATTGGGAAATTGAAGCGGTAGATCCGTAATTGGAATAAGTATGTTATCACAATATAAAAATATCGATAAAATTCTTAGCTCGACGAGAGCTACGCAAGGGCAACGATTTTCAGACAAAGAAATTGAATTGTTGTCTTCACCGGCATTAAAATATGCTTGGAAAAATAACATATTGGCTTCTGATCCTCGTGATAATGGAATTGAGTTTCATGTATATTCTGGCGATACTTGGATCACAGGAAATCATCGAATTGATTTACAGCCTAAAAATCAGATTACATATACTGACCCGGAGAGTAACGTTGATTATAGATTGCCAGCTAAACCATGGCAGATTAATCTATTCAATGAATTCAATAATCTGAATATTCAAAGGGGTGAATATAGAATTGCGGTAAATTTCTTTACCAACCTTATTGGGTCATATGAATCACAAAAATTAAAAATAGATGAAATATCTCCAGATCGTACAGAATTACGATTACGAGCAATTGATCCAGATGACTCAGAATTTTTAGAGCAAATTACAAATTACATACAAAGTGTTGGAAATGCTGTTACGCGTTTAACTTCAACAGAATCATATCGTACACTGCTTGTTAATTTTAGCAGAAACCAAACTGCGTTGTTTACTAACAGTGTAGTAATTGGAGAATATGTTTATGTAAAATTGTATGAGCCATTAGCAGATGATATTGAAAAAGATTTTAAATGTTGGATAGTTGAAGAACAACGTCCTACATATATTGATCGTGTTACGTTAGAAACGTTTGGGTTAGGTTTAGCAGCAGGAACAACAAGAAAATTATCAGGGCCGAATTGGGATGCATCCGATCGTGCTAGCACAAGCACAGACACAGGTTTAAAAAATTGGAATGACATATTAGGATCAAGCGTTTCAACATCACAGCAATTGGTTGATTCGATATTTTCTGGAAGTCTTTCGGGTATTGATTTGAATATTGATTATTCAGATTTTAATAACTTTGTATTTTACAGTTCGGCTACAGAACGAGTTAAGAATTTCAAATATAAAATCGGATTGATTGAATCATATGATTCGCAATTAAATACCTTAGGTTCTATATCAGGCAGTACTGCTATTACTAATATCCAAGAATTTACAAATCTTAAAAATTCATTAATTGGTGGATTTGATGAATTTGAAAAGTATCTTTATTTTGAATCATCATCAACACTATTCACATATGATCTACCATTAGCAGATCCTAATGTTTCATACATCACGGGTAGTTATATTGATCCGTGGCCTAAGACAACAACATCTCGTCCACATACATTATATAGTAGCACATCAAGCATTGCTCAAGAATGGTATTCGACATTGTTAGACAACGCAGATATATATGATAGAGCAAATTATAATTCTTTGATTAACGGCGTTCCGTTGTATTTACGAACTAATCCTGACAATGAAGGTTTAGAAACGTTTATTCATATGTTAGGACAACATTATGATATTATTTATACATATATTCGCAATGTTTCTAAAATATATTCTAGAGATGAACACCCTAAATACGGCGTTCCAAATGAATTACTTTATTCTGTAGCTAAACAATTTGGATGGTCTTTAACAGATGGAAATCAATACAAAGATCTTTGGGAGTATGTTTTAGGTACTAACGAAGCAGGAATTCCGATTACTGGTTCTAATACGGTAGGTGATGCATCATTACCAGGCAAGGATATGACGTACCACATATGGCGTCGTATTGTTAACAACTTGCCAGGACTATTAAAATCAAAAGGAACTAAAAGAAGCGTAAAAGCATTGTTATCATGTTATGGAATACCACAGAGCATGATATCAATCAACGAATATGGCGGGCCGAGAATTGAACGTCCTCCAGTTTATGAAAAATTGAATTTTGATTATGCATTAGACTTAATTCAAAATCCTGCAGGAACAGTAACTGTTGATTACGATCAACCAATTAATTCAGTAGAACTTCGTTTCCGAACAGACAATGTATTAACAAACCCAGCATTGCCGAGCACAATGAATTTATTTTCAGTAGATTCAAATGATGTTACAATAGATTTTACGCGCGGCACATTAGGGACAATTCGAATTAACGAAACTGCATCAGCTGATATTGAAATGTTTGATGGCGGCTGGTTGAATGTATTATTAAGAAGTGGAAGTAATGGATCATTAGAAGTTGTTGCAAAAAAATCAAAATACGGAAAAATTGTAGCAGCAGTATCTGCATCTGCAACAGCATCATTTGCATCAACAGGCACGGTAATGCTCGGTAGTAATGGCGGCGGCTCACGTCTAGAAGGACAACTTCAAGAATTAAGACTTTGGTCATCTAGTTTACAAGATTCACCATTTAATAATCATACTAAAGCACCTGCTGCATATGATGGCAACGTTGATGCATATGATGAATTAGTATTTCGTTTGCCACTAACAGAAAAAACAAATCACACAACAGCTGTTACAATGTCAGGTGTTGAACCTAATTTGTCAGGAATATCAGCTTCATTTGCAAGTTGGACTAATGCAGAGCCGTATGACTCAATTGAAGAAACATATTATTATGATGGAATATCATTAGCAGCAGGTACATTTGATGACAACAAGATTAGATTAGAAGATAATGAACTTGTCGGAACATTAGATGTTAAAACAAGAGCAGAAAGAAGCCAATTTGATAAAGCTCCATTAGATTCAAATCGTTTAGGAGTATATTTTTCTCCACAAACAATGATTGATGAGGATATCATTGCACAACTTGGATTTACTGAATTAGATTCATATATTGGCGATCCTGGCCAGCAATATGAACGATCATACCCAGATTTAATTGAAGCTGCACAATCATATTGGAAGAAATATGAAACTAAGAATGATCTTAATGCATACATCAAAATATTTACATTGTTTGATCTTTCTTTCTTTAAGCAGTTAGATCAATTGTTGCCGGCTCGTGCTGATAAAATAACTGGATTATTGATTCAGCCTAATATTCTAGAAAGAAATAAAGATTCATTCTTACCTCGCGTAAACAAACAAAATGCAGGATATAATACAGATATCAATGTTCAAGAAACTACGGTTGTAACAGGTAGTTATCCAGTATATTTAGGTGGCATTGAAGGCGCAGTTGTAACAATAACAGCACAAGATGATGATCAATGGCAAGCATATCTAACGAAATCATCAGATGAACGATATGCTGGGACAACATATTCGTATCAATATGCAGTATTGAGCGGATCGCAGTATATTACAGGATCAACACCTACATGGATGTCGCAGGCAGTATTCTTGCCGATAACTGGCGCAACGTTGTCAGAAACAAGAGAAAGTCTTAGTTATGTTGAATACCGCAAAACATTATATAATGAAACTGCAGTTTTAACAACGACATCATCTGTAGCTGATTCTGGGTCTGATGTAGTATTTGAAGGCGTTGCACATACAGGTTCTAATTCTACCGAATTTACATTTTCAAGTAGTTCTATTGATATAATAGATACGTGGTATCATGATTATAATGCTCCAGAGTCTGGAAGTGGCGCGTATTTGTTATCGGCCGGGGCCGATGCTACTATAATAAGCTCAAGTAACGTAAGTGGATTCAGCAATGTCCAGACTCCAGGAGGAGGATATCTCTTTGAAATTGCGTTACCTGCATCAATTGATAGTGTGAGTTCAGAAACTGTCGATATATATGAATTAATCAACTCCGGGTCAGGACATCCTACTGCTAGTGGTGGATCAACACTTTGGGGCGATTTATATGAAGGATTGAAACGTTGGGAAACGCTACAAGTTGATGAAATTGATAAGTATCCCGATCCTTTTTGGTTACCATTGAGATTACTCCCAGAAGGAACTGATTTTCAAATTGATTCTGTTACAGCATCTTTATTTATAGGAACTGCAAGCCTCGGTCCGGCATTTTCATTCTCAACTGGGTCTATACCGGTTTGGACGGGTCAAGCTGCTTTTACAGGCTCTGGGGGAACGCCGTATAACTCAACGCCAATCGATATGCTGTTAACAGGCTCTTTGACCACCGGTAGTTTGTTGGAGGCGTTAGAAAGAAGTGGAAGTTATAGCGGCGGCTTTGGGGTATTCGCACAATGGAAATTCGAATTTGCAGCAGACTCGGGGTCGGTGTTCGATGGCGACACATTTGCTCTTGTAACACTTAATGATTCTGCAGTTTCGCCACCAAACGGGCATATCAATTTTGCAGCAAGTGCTAGTTTGAATTATCAAACTACAGCATCAACATCTGTTACGTCTTCTGCAGAACTATATCCATATGCAGAATGGTATTTCAGTAGTGGGTCTGTGTTTGACACTAGACTGTCTGATTTAGAATATGCTGTAGCAGGAGACGAGGCCGCGGCATTACAAGTCGCTTTGTATGCATCTGCATCAGTGTTACAATTGAGTTTATCAAGTAGCATATCAGCATCAATAGCTGCTACATATAGTTCAAGTTTCAATGAATATACAGGTATTCAGATAGAATGGGAAAAATGGTTTATTACCGGTAGTGAAATTCAAGACCTGGTGGAAGGCCCGGATCTAGGCGCCGGCCC